ACGATTGCCGTTTATTACTCGACACCGGACGCGCCGTTCCTAACCGCCGCCGAACGGTATTCACCCGAAACATTAGACCGAATCGCGCCGACGTTGACCGACAAACGAATAGAAACCACATGGCAAAACGCCGCCGGCTCCGAATAGGATAAGACACGCACGCCGCCTAACAGCGGTCCAACCCGTTGGGCTTGGAGTGACGTGCCCCGTGTTTGAAATTGGTTCAAATTCGGGGTATCGTCGTTTAGGGGATGAAACACGAATGACTAAAAAGCAAACGACCGAAGCGGCGCCGGCGGCGGTCTACCTTGACCCAAAGACGCTAATCGCATGGGACAAAAACCCGCGCAACAATGACGAAGCCGTCGCCAGCGTTTCGAAATCAATTCAGCGGTTCGGGTTCGCATCGCCGATTATCGCGCGGGAATCGGATGGCCGAATCATCGCCGGTCATACACGGCTAAAAGCGGCTCTATCGCTCGGATTGGATTCGGTCCCGGTTCGCTTCATGGACCTTGACGATCAATCCGCCGCCGCGTTGGCACTCGCGGATAATCGCATCGGCGAAATTGCTACATGGGACGACGACGGGCTATCGGCTATCCTTGCCGATTTGGAAGCGAACGCCGTAGATTTGGACGGCTTGGGATGGGACGCCGACGAATTAGCCGACCTGCTAACGCCGACATTTGAGCCGGACGGGTCCGAAGACGACGTTCCGGAGGTCCAAGCCGAGGTACACAGCGTACCGGGCGAGGTGTACGAGCTTGGCCCTCATAGGCTGGTATGCGGGGATTGTAGGGACCCTGCGGTGGTTGCCGACCTTATGGACGGCGATTCGATCGTAATCGCTTTTACGTCGCCGCCATACGCGAGCCAACGGGTTTATGATGAAACGAGCGGATTCAAGCCGATAGCGCCGGACGATTATGTGGCATGGTTTGAGCCTGTACAGGCGGCAGTCCGTGAACACCTGGCCTCCGATGGTTCATGGTTCGTCAACATCAAGGAGCATTGTGACGACGGGCAACGGTCGCTATACGTCAAGGATTTAACGATCGCACATGTCAGGGCTTGGGGTTGGCGATTCGTGGATGAATTTTGTTGGAAAAAAAACCCATATCCGGGCGCGTTTGTCGGACGATTTAAAAATGGATTCGAGCCGGTTTTTCATTTCTCACTTGGGTTTCACAAATTTAGGCACGAAGCCGTTTCAATTGATAGCTTCGGCGTCGTTAATGCTACACATGCGCCGCTAAATAAAACCCAAGGAAAGGGGTTATCTGGTAGCGGCCGCGCGTTTGAAACGGCTCGTCCGTCGAATGTTGTCGAATGTTCGGGGACCGATGCGCTTGGACACGAGGCCGCGTTTCCGGTTGCGCTTCCGGTGTTTTTCGTGAAAGCGTACACGGACCCCGGCGACGTTGTTTTTGATCCGTTTATGGGCAGCGGAACCACGCTAATCGCAGCCGCCCAGGAGGGCCGGCGGGGATACGGTTGCGAGATTAGCGCGCAATACTGCGACGTTATCCGGCGACGCTGGACTAAATGGGCAAACGAGCACGGCCAGGAACCAGGACCGGGCGCCCTTGAAACGGAGGCGATGTAATGGCACGACCGAGCAAGCTAACGCCGAAGACGCGGACCCGATACCTAAACGGTTTGAAATTGGGCCTAACGCATGAATTAGCGGCATCATACGCCGGCGTAACCGGCCGCACTATTTACGCTTGGGTTGCGCGCGGGCGCCGCGAATCGTCCGGTCGGTTTTTTCAATTTTCTCAGGCAGTAAAGGCGGCCGAAGGACAGTGCGCGGCTATTTGCATGGGACGAATCCAACGCGCCGCCGAAGACGGTAATTGGCAATCGGCGGCTTGGATTATGGAGCGGCGCTTTGGATACCGGCGCGAGTCTACCGTGACGCTATCGGCCGACACCGAAGCCGCCGATGAAATGACGATCGTTGACCCGAACGCGCCGGACGGTCGCGCGCTAATCGTCGAACATGTAAGCAAGCTTCCGGAGGATTTGATACTTGCGGCGCTCAATTTAAAGAACGCCGGCGCCGCTAAATGAAATATGAGATTGTGTATTGTGACCCGCCTTGGGACTACAAGGGGCAAACGCAACACGGCGGAAAAGGCGTAGAGGATACCGGCTCGGCGGCGGCGCATTACAAAACAATTACCCTTTCGGATTTGAAATCGTTGCCGGTTGAATCGATAGCCGCGCCGGATTCGCTATTGTTTATGTGGGTTTCGAATCCGCACCTTGACCAAGGAATTGATCTGCTAAAATCATGGGGCTTCAAGTGGGCTACCGTTGGCTTCGTTTGGGATAAACAGAGGGTTAACCCTGGTTTCTACACAATGTCCCAAATTGAAATGTGCCTAATTGGCAAACGTGGACGGATACCGAAGCCGCGCGGCGCGCGCAATATCCGGCAATTCCTTAGCGAAAAACGCGGGCGCCATTCGGAAAAGCCAACCGAAGTAAAACGGCGAATTGATTTGATGTTCCCCGAGCAAAACAAGATCGAATTGTTTGCGCGCGAAACGTCGGACGGTTGGCACCATTGGGGCAATCAAATCCAAAGCGATATTTGTTTGGATTGGCTGTAGTGTTTGACCTATCGGCTATCGCGTCGTTCGCGTCGGACATGGACCGCAACGGCTTGCACCGCTACGAACACGCGGCGCCGGGCGACGGTGGCATGTCACCGGCGCAACGCTCCGTCCACCAATCGCAACACAAGCGCCGAATCTGTTTGGGTGGCAACCAGATAGGCAAAACGCGGATAATTTCGGCAGAAAGCTGGTGGCTTGCGTCCGGGCGCCACCCGTACCGGAACGACGCACCGGCGCCGCCGTCGCTCGGGTGGATTGTTTGCGCCGACCTTCGCGGCGGTTGGCCGAACATATCGCGCAAGCTACGCGAAATACAACCGCCCGGTATCCTTGACGATCGCCAGAAATTCGACGACGCGCGCGGCTACACGTACATGGGTTCGAAAATGATTCGGCTCCGTTGCGGTTCGCTTATCGTCGGCAAATCGGGAACACAGGAATTGATAGCGCTGTCCGGCGCTACCATCGATTGGCTCATGTTCGACGAATTGCCAAAGATTGGACACTTTTCCGAAGCCCGGTCAAGGCTTGCGGTGAAAGGCGGTCCGTGTCTAATGGGCTTCACCCCAATAGGGAGGCCGGTCGATTGGCTTCGTATCCACGTCGAGGGCAACGCGGCGACCGGCGAATCCGCGCGCGAGGAATGGGATTTGCAGCGGGTTGTATTGAACGCCGAGAATTGCCCACATCGGACCGCCAAAGACATAGCCGACCAAATAGGCGGCTACGGTCCTTGGGAATACCGTCAACGCGTGGAAGCCCAATGGGATGGAGTATCGACGGAGCGATGGTTGCCGGGCTTTACGGCCGGCTGTGTCTTCGGTGACGACGAAGCGCCGCGTAATGTCCAGGCGGTCGGACTCGGATGGGACCATGGCGAACGGCCCGGTTCGTCCATGTGTTTTCTCGTTGTGCAATCGGACGATCGGCTTTGGGTTCTCGCGGAATACGCGTCCAAAGAACGGAACACGCCCAAAACAGAGGCGTTAGAAATCCGCGATATGCTCAAACCTTGGGGTATTTCGCTAAACCAAATCGACGACGCGCGCGGTGATTCGAACAGCGCCGGCCGGCTTGGCTTGGGCCTATCCGTCAACGAAACACTTGAACGCGCGTTCGCCGATATAGTCGGGTCAAGCCGCGCGCCGTTCAATATTCGCGTACCGTACAAGGGGCGTGGGTCCGTCAAGGCGCGCGCGCGTATGATTAACGCCGCCGCGATAGATGGACGGTTCCGGGTACATGAATCATGCACAAGGCTAATACATACGCTTCGGCATTGGCGCGGTGAGAATAACGATTTAAAACACGCCTATGATGCGGTTGCCTACATCGCCGACGTTTACCTATCCGATAACGTCGCCGGCGATGCTGGTCGGCTAATCGTGGCATAGTGTTAAGGGGGCAAATATGGAACCGAAGAAAACTACCAAACCAAAACAGAAAAAAGCGCCGAGCGTATTCGCCGACGCGCAACCGGGACACACGGTTATCGTTCGCACCGCGAAGGGTAAAACCTCACCAAAGCCGCCGGCCGGCGTTACAGTTTGGACAATGGCCGGTGATTCGCTTTCGCTATCGCCGGCCGATATGTACGATCGCGGTTGGATACGCCGTAAAGGGTAACAAATGAATTCTGTCCCATCGTACATTAAGCCGACAAGCCAAGACGATCGCGAGCGTTGGAAAGAACAATCCTTGCGCTATCGGATGCTAACCGGCGCCCACATCGAAGACTTGCGGGACGAATTACGTAAACTGTTCGCGCGCGAAATAGCCGCCGATTTGGAATTTCATCCGGACATGAGCCGGAACCCGTTGCGTATGATTATTCAACAGCTATCGAACGCCTACGCGACCGCGCCGGACGTTAGCACCGAAGACCCGAACGCCGATCTATCGCCGATTATTTCGGCTCGGCTTTGGTCCATTCAGCAGCGGACCGAAACCCTAACGCTTGGATTGAATGAAGCGGTTGTAAGGCTGGATTTCGCATATTGGACCGGCGCGAAGGCGGTATCATATCGGACGGTTTCGCCTGATTTGGTTGTCATGCGCGCCGACCCAATGCGCCCGGATCAACCGATCGCCGTTGAGGAATTGCGGCCGCGAATCAAGACCAACACCGGGGAAACGATTTGGACATGGGAAGTATGGGACATATCCGACCCGGAAAACCCCACGTTCCGAATAGACGCCGTAGACGATAGAGGCGCGCGCCGCGATGCAACCGCCGAATTCGCACCGGAATTAGTCGGCCGGTATCCGTATCCATCGCCGGACGGTCCGGTTTTGCCATATGTTTTGTACCATGCCGCCGTTGGCGGTTCGCTTTGGGACTACAGAGCCGGAACCGAAATGGTGCGAGGTTCGCTACGGTTGGCGGCGCTTTGGTCGCATTGGTGCGATGGATACCAAAACTGTTCACATCCCCAGCGAATCGCGATGGACGTCGATACACAGGCCGGCATAACGAAAAGCATCGGCGGCGTATCCGTTGACGTTGTACCCATCGACCGAAAATCAATTCTGAAATTCAGGTCAACCGGACCCGGCGGCGGTTCGATTACATCGCTAACGCCGGCGATGGAACCCAAGTCCGCGGCCGAAGCGTTGCGGATTTATGAGACGGGATTGGCCGTCTACGCCGGTTTGAATCCAAGCGACTTACAGGTGACACAAGCCCAATCCGGCTATTCGATCGTTGTTAGCCGCGCCGGTATGCGCCGCCGAATGAAAGCGGTGGAGCCGTCCTTGCGCATGTCGGATCAATTGCTACTGTCGCGCGCGGCGATGCTCGCGAACGCATACGCCGGCGCCAATCTACCGACCGAGCCGGACGCCTACATCATCGACTATCGCGGCCTAGCGGAATCGCCGGAGGAAACGAAGGCGCGCGCGGATTTGGTTCGGTCCGAATTGGACATGGGTTTGATCTCACGCGTTGACGCGTTGCGAACGCTACATCCGGAAATTGACACGGACGAAAAGGCGATCGAAAGGTTGCTACGAATTGATAGACTCGAACAATTGCTAAACACATCGCCGGGCGCCAACACGGCCGGCGAATAAGGGGAAACCATGGCCGAAGAAAAACAAACGAACGGAACCCAAACCGTACGAATTGAACACGCGACCAAACCCGGCGCCGGCGATGCTTCGGCTATGGTGCCATCGTTTAGGCTTCGTGAGGAATCCGAACGCCGCCGGACCGCCGAGGGTAGGACCGCCGAGCTAACCGCCGAGCTTGAAAAACTACGATCGGAACACGCGTCGGCTTCGTCGTCCCTGCGGCAAACGCAAACGACCCACAATCAAGACATGCATTTATTCGAATTGGGTTTTAAGGCGCCGTCCGTTCGCCGGTTTTTGCGCCGTGAATACACCGAAGCCAATTCGGAATTTGACGACGAAACCCGCCCGGCGTTTGCCGATTGGTTGGAATCGAACCGATCGGATCC